AGGAGGAATGGAGGGAACGTGCGCCCCCCCAAATTTTTACATTCACAGAATTACATTTTTGAAATAGAATTAAATTTATCATGGCAAGAAAACCAGATAGCAACAACATTAGAAAGCTAAAAGGCGACCCTAACAAAGACCGCTATTTGCCTGAAATAAACATAGACTTGCTTAATGACATACCAGAGCCTCCAGAGTTCTTGTGCGCTCGTGGTATCAAGATATTTAACGAGGTTGCAGGTTACTTGATTACACACAAGATAATCACCAATCTTGATGTTTTACATTTAGCACATTCGGTAGACCAACATATTCAGATTATCAAAATGCGTGAATCAGGAATGCCAGTACCATCAAGCATGTACACGACATGGAAGTCATTCACAAGCGACTTATTTATGAACCCTATGGCAAGGCAGAAGTTTATGGGTGGTGGCGATACCAAGAAAGGCAACAAGTACGATAAACCGAGGCCAAAGAAATGAAGGTTACAAAAGACATTATATGGGGAGCAGCTACATATTTTGCAGTTATGAGTATGCTTTTCCCTTATGCTGCAATAATTAATAAATTTGGATATTTCCCAATTTCGTTTATATGGGTTGTTCCTTTAACGTTAGTATGCCTTATTGTTATATTTTTTGTGTCCATACACGTATCAAATAAATTTAATCTAAACGAATAAATGTCCTACGTTGAACGAGCTATTGAGTATGCAAAAGCAGCTCAAGGCTCAGACACGCATGGAAAATGGTCACAGCTTGCATGTAAGCGATTTCTTGATGACCTAAAAAGAGCAAAGAAAAAAGACTGCCCATTCTATTTTTCTGAATGGCACGCAGGTGACGCTTGTGAGTTTGCTGAAACCCTTCATCACGTTGAGGGCACATGGGAAACGCCCACGATCAAACTGCATGATTCAATGGTTTGGTTTTATGTCAATCTATTTGGGTTCCGAAATAAGGAAACAGACGGTAGGCGATTCACAAAGGCATTATGGGCATCAGGTCGTAAGAACGCAAAGACCACCGGAATACTTGCACCAATAGGTCTTTATTGCCAATTGTGCGAGGGTGAGGAAGGGGCGCAAGTAGTATCAGCCGCGACCACCGGCGACCAAGCCAGCATATCATGGAAAGTGGCTAAACGAATGGTTGAAAAAAACAGCGACCTAAGAGAATATTTTAATGTTCATCCATATGCTAGAACTATTGCAGGACTTGGTAACGGTTCAGTTTTCAGATATATTTCAGCAAAGGCATCAACTCAAGACGGTTTAAACCCATCATGTGCATTGATTGATGAGGTACACGCACACCCAAACCACGATTTAATCAACGTATTAAAATCGGCTGCGGGTGCAAGGGCTAACCCTTTGTTTCTATTTGTTACTACTGAGGGCTATGACAAAGGTGATGCGCCGTGGGCGCAAGAAAGAATGCATGCTCATCAGATATTAAGCGGTGCTTTGCCTCAGAACGAAACAGACCATGAACTTGCAATAATCTACACTATTGATGAAAAGGATGATGAATTTGACGAAAAGGTATGGTTAAAAGCTAACCCGTTGATTGAGGTTAACCCAATCCTCTTTAAAGAGATTCAAAAAGAATCGTACGAAGCTAAAACCATGCCATCAAAAATGGCCGAGTTTAGAACAAAACGCCTTAACCGTCCAAGTGCTGCGGCTGAATCACATGTGGATTTAAACAAGTTCAAGGCGAATAAGGATGTATTGTCACTGGATGAACTGCAAGGCTACCCTTGTTGGTTCTCTTTGGACATGTCAGCAACCAGAGATTTAACATCATTGCGCGGTTTATGGCTGGTTGATGGCCAATATCATACACATGGCTGGCGATTCCTTCCCGAAAACGGCATACATCAACAAACCGCATCAGGTGGTGATATTTACTCAAGTTGGAAAGAACAAGGGCTAATTATCGAGACACCAGGCGAAACGGTAAACCATAAGGTTATTATTCAGCACATTGTTGATTTATACGACCGCTTTCAGCCTGTTTCTATTGGTTCAGACCCGTGGAATGCTAATGAGATTATCAGAGTGTTAAAGGATGAACATGATATTGATATCGAACCAATCAGACAAGGGCCGCCGACTTATCACTCTGCTATTAAAAAGTTTGATGAGGTTTACTATTCAGGTAATTTATACCACGGCTGCGACCCTATCCTGATATGGTGTGCTGGAAATTTGGTGGTGAGGTATGACACGAACATGAATCAAGCTCCCGATAAAAAGAACAGCGCGAATAAGATTGATGACATTGTGACACTGATTATGTGTTTTGGCATGTCATTGGAATATGAACCAAAAGCCACGTTTGATGACGTTTTGGCGAATAGATTAACAATGACATTATGAGAATATTTAACTGGCGATTCGGCAGAAGCGCAACATCAAATGAAAAGGGCGACCAGGTTGACAGGCCATTGTCTAAAGCATTTACGCGCCAGAAAACAGCCACATTAGACGAAGCATTACAATTGTCCGCATTTTGGGCGGGTATTACACGATGGACACGAACCATATCATCATTGCCGTTGCAGATTCAGACCTACAATGAAGAAGAGGGCCAATGGATAGAAGATAAAAGCCACCCTTTACAGGGGTTGTTTGACTACAAGGTTAATCGTTATCAGACCCGTATTGAGTTCATGAACGAGGTTGCGTTCAATCTCATGTCAACTGGCAATGCTTATGTCTTGATTGGCCGTAATAAAGGAAAGATTGATTGGCTTTTGCCGCTTTCATCAACGCAGATGACGGTAAAGGTTTTAGATAATGGTGACAAAGTTTTTATCTACGAAAAAGACGCAGAGCAAAAAGTTATCGCGGCTGATAAGGTTTGGCATTTAATGTTGTTTGGTAACAACGTTGTTGGTATGTCACCACTTGCCTATGGTGCAACTGCTATCGGCGTGGGGTTGTCCGCTGATGAACGCAGCACACAGGTTTTAGATAATGCAGCCAAACCATCAGGAATATTAAACTTTGACAGTGATTTGAAACTGACGCAAAAACAGCGTGACCAATTAAAGAAAGAGTTCAAAGCGTTAAAAGAGGGCACTGACAACGTGTTGATGACTCTTGAAAGCGGATGGTCATATCAGCAAATTGGATTAAACCCACAAGACATACAACTGCTGGAATCACGCAAATTTTCAATTGAGGACATTGGCCGATTCTTAGATATCCCATCCATTCTGCTAAACGATATGAGCGCGTCTACTGGCTGGGGTTCAGGTATCACTCAAATTATTGAGGGTTGGTACAAGCTGAGTTTACGACCTATGACTGACTACATTGCACAATCTGCCAGGGTTCACTTGATAGATGCCGGAAAGCGTAAGAAAACACGCTTATTCTTTGATTTTGACGCACTTTTGCAGTTATCACGCAAAGACCGCATGACGGCCAACCAAGTGGCGATTAATTCGGCACAGATGACACCAAACGAGGCACGGCTTGATGAAGGGCGTTTGCCTAAAGATGGCGGTGATGAACTACTGATTAACACCGCACTACAACCGATAGATTCTTATTTAGACGATTTAGCCAACGACCGAGGCCAAAACAATGAAGTATAAACATTTTCAAACCGACTCAGTAAAAGTCAAAGACGCAAGCAAGGGTATTGTCAGCGGATATGGTTCTCAGTTTATGAATGTTGACTCATACGGTGATAGGGTGTTTCCTGAAGCCTTTGAAAAGACATTGGAAAACCGTGAGCGTCCTGTACGAATGAGATGGAACCATCATGGCCCTGTTATTGGTAAATGGGAAGAAATGAATCCAGATGACGCGGGTTTATACATGACCGGAAGCCTGACCCCTGGCCATTCTGTAGCAGAGGACACCAAGGCATCAATTTTGCATGGTGCTGTTGACGGTATGAGCATTGGCTACATTGAAAAGCGTGTAGAAAAGAACGATTTTGGCGGTGTGGACATCTACGAAATGGACTTAATCGAGGTTTCGATTGTAGAGGAACCAGCCAATTTAGGCGCAGGAATTACAGCTATCAAGGCCATTGAGGAGCTTGAAAGTATGAAAGAAATTGAGAGATACCTCCGAGATGGATTGGGACTTTCACAAAAGGCGGCAATGACGTTAATTAGCCGCATCAAGAATCACCGTGATGGTGATGTAATTGACTGCTCAACAATTGACTTGAGCAATTTATTAAATTAAACCATAAGGTGAAAATATGACAGACGTAACAAATGCGGATGCCTTGAAAGAACAAGTAAAAGGCATTGTAAAAAACATCACGCTTGAACACAGTGACCAGATTGAGGCCACTTTGACCAAGTACCAACAAGAACAAGAAGCACAAGGCAAGGCATCCAAAGAAACCAAAGAACTCTTGGTTAAATTGACTGAACAGCACGCAGAGCTGGAAAGCAAACAAGCGGAAGCCGCTGAAAAGTTGATTGATTTTTCCCAAAAGCTGAGCGAAGGCTTTGACGGCCAAGGCAAGCGCAAGACATTGGGCGAGAAAATCACCGATCATGAAATGTTTAAAGCCTTTCAAATGGGCCAGAATAAAAAGGTCACTATGGAGTTTAAAAACACCATTTTGACTGAATCAGGTTCACCAGCTCCT